GATAAGGCGAAGGGATGATCACTTGCATAAACTGACCGCTGGTAGCAGCAGAGCCAGAAGCCCAGGAAACGGGGACGTAACCACGTTGCTGGAAGTAACGGTAACCAGGAAGGGCCAGCACCGAAGTAGGGCCACCCACCGTGGAATCATTAACACTATTGACAGGGTTGGCGTCAATATTTTTGTACCAACCGTTTAAAGCATTCACCCAGTTGCCTGGGTAAATTTTCTTTGCAGATAAGTAAGTCATTTATTTTTCCTTAAAGTTTAAACAATTGTAAGCGTACCGTCATCTTGGACAAAGCTGTAAGCAGTAGTTACGAAATCTTTATTCAGGATTTCAAAACCAGCATACAGTTGTCAGATTAAGATGATAAAACGGCTAAAGTCGTCATTGTTGTTAATGAGAACTTGAGCGTTGGGGCCACCGATACCCACGCCAACTGCTTGAGGACCAAAGAAGAAACCTTGTGCAACTTCAGAGCGGGCGTCGGTGAAGAAAGTACTACCGTTGTCAAAAGAAACAGTAACGTTTTTGGTCGGGAAGTTAGTCGACTCGAAGAACTTAACACCTTCAAACTGAACGCCAGTAGGCATAACAGGTTCGCCAGCAAGGAAATAACCTTGTCCAGCTTGAGGACCCATGTAGAAGCTGGCGTTGTTAGGCATCATGGGGTTGCCCATGTACATGCCTTGACCAGGGTTACCAGAGTAACGAGCGATCTCACGGAAGTCGGGGTCACGACGCAAGTGCATCATGAACGTAGGATCGCAAATACAACGATACAGACCATCAGCATAGGTCGGTACGTTGCGCTTACGTAAATCCTTAACAACGGTCAGCAAGTCAGTACGAACTTGGAACTGTTGCAGTTGGTTGCCGTACTCAGTACTGGTGTATGTGATGCGACCAGAAGAGTCCTTGGTTTTGTTACCAGGGAAGTAGTAACCACCTTGAGTAGTAGAGGCTTGACCGTTAGCTTCTGCTTTGGCAAGTTCGTCAATAAAGACGCGGTCACGCCACCGACGATAGTCATCGAGTAGGGTCAAGCTGCCGATAGACTGGTGGAACATGTTCAGGTTGCCGCTGTCAAGCAGCATGCGCTGAGCAGTGATCAGAGTCTCACGAGCAATCTTGAAGGTCGAAGCTTGGGTGGGATCACCGGGGTCTGCAGGGCCAGTGTACTCCTTAAGCACCACAAGGACTTTCTCCTTGGTGATGTTACGGCTGCTAGAACTACCAATGGTTTGGTCAGCAATACGCTCGCGGCTGTCCTTGGTACCGGGGGTTCCCCAAAACTTGTAGCGATCCAGCTGAACGGTTTGACCGGGCTGGCGAGTAAAGTCATGTACAACCACAGGCTCAACTGCCATCTCGGCAATGTAAGCAGGGTGGGGACGATAGAGTTCGGCCCCTAGAATTTTTGGAAAGTCGTTATCAATAAACACTTTGGTTTATCCTCCAGAGTCTCGGGAATTTTTTTATCGGGTGAAAGATTCAGACATTAACATGTCTTATCTAACACAAATTTTAGCAGTCCGTAATTTTTCTTTAAGCGTATGAAGAAGACGGATAAGAAACAGTTGTTGCCTTTGTACGGGCACCAGCTGAATTACTGGAACCATAACTTTCAGGATCTACGTACTGGCTTTGTTGAAAACCAGGTACACCCATTGCTTCAAGTCCGCCACCAGCAGCAAGACCACCTAAACCAGCAAGAGCTGCAGAAGTAGGCGTAGATCCTGCTGCTAAAACTTTACTAATGTTTCGTGGTGTAATACGCTCAGCAACATTACCTGCGGCACCAGAAAGACCTAATAATGCGTCTGAGACGCGATCATTTTTGGCGTTGTAACTTGCCCCAGATAACTTGTCTTCTACTCGACCAAGAAGACGTTGACTGCCTTGTGCAAGTGAAGGCCCATATTTACCAGCTAAACGAAGGCCACCATATGCACCAGCGCCACCAGCAACTCCAGCTAATCCAGCAGTTCCTGGATCCTCACCTTGTGAAAGGGCATAGCCGCCGGTAGCTAAACCAGCGGCGGCGGGAACACCATATCTAAGAAGTGGACGCATGGCCTCACTCCACCACAAACAGTTTGTTTGCAACAGTACCAGGTTGTGCTTGATTCAGCATACGCCAAGCGTTCTGGGGATCACGAGCCATTGCTTCGTTGAAGCCGCCCCAGAAATTCTCAGGTTGCTGAGGAGCAGCAGCTGCAGGAGGTGCGGGGAACTGACCATAAGGTGACATACCAACTTGCTCAGTGGGATAACCACGGGTTTCAAGTTGATTTTCGTTTTCGTACACGGGGTACGGACCTTCGGGACCAAAGAACTTCAGCGTGTAATCGCTGAGAACATCAGGGTTGGTCAAGATTTCGTTGTAAGCCAGGTTCTCCTGGTGCTCGTTAACAGCAAAGTTGGCATAACCAACGATGTTATTTGCGGCGCGGTTTCCCCACTGGACGGCGCTGTCCAGCATTCCTTCCAGTTGGAGGGCGTAGTTGTTCAGAATTGCCGGAGCTTCGATCCCGAACGCCTCGAACACCATCCGGCTTTCTTGACTCAGGTTGTAGTAATCGGCTACTGCCTGGTTCACTTCCTCGTGGGCTTGATCCGCCGAGGATCCCGTCAAGTAAGTTGGGGAAGAGTTGGGCGAGTATGCCTGGTTGAGATACGAGGTCGGCATCCCCGATTGTGGCATACCCTGGTTTTGGGGCATTCCATAGTTGGCCGGGGTATACGCTGTCGTCGGCGCTGACGGTTGACCCTGGAACGGGGATTGAACTGGTGCGCTCAATAGGTTCACCACCTTGTTGAACGCCGACTCCCAGGGGTTGCCCACTGACTCCGTCCCCGGTTGGTATTGGGGGGCGTACTGAGTAGGGGCGGATTGGTAGCTGGGGGCTGCCTGAGGTACCGCTTGGGGGTAGCTCGTACCCACTTGATAAGCCTGCGGTGCTGCCTGGTAGCTGACCGGTGCTGCTTGTGGTGCTGCCACCACGTAGCTGCTCGGCGCGACGGCTGCTGGTGCTTGGCTCGTCTGTGGGATCGATTGGACGGTAGCGTCCTGCATAACTCATCTCCTTTTGTAAAGCTTCTAGGGTTCGATACAGATATGGAGTTAAATCCAATCTCGGATCCGCAGCCATCGGAACATCCGGTGATTGCGGGTGGGGAGTTTGCATCATTCCCCCCACTAGGCCAGCAAATGCTTTGTATGCACTCTGCAATTCACCGACCATCCTGAATGGGAAGCCAGATAGCATCCCTGCCCTTTCTTCATCCGTTTTAGACGGGAAGAGGTATTTCAGTGCTTCAATGCTATCAACACCTAATTCTTGTAAGTTTCTTACAACAATTGAATTGTTAAGAACATCTTGCGTAGAATCTTCGTATACAGGGCCAAGCCAACGCCATAATACCGTAACATCACCGTCTGGGATTAAACCTAAAACACCAGGTGGTACTTGTTGAGTCTGAAGACACGCCATCATTAAATTTTTAACTTGATCTTCAAACGCTTTCATTGCGTCTTCGTACATCCCCATTTCTTCCTGTGTCGCTTCTTCTGGTAACTCAAGAGGTTTCTCAATACCTGCAGCAGCCGCCAATGTTTGACGGAACATTCGTTCCTCTTGATAAATAATTAACTCTAAACATCTGCAAATACCATACGTGTAAATTGCAGTTGCTTTTTTCTTAGACGTTGCTGAAACACGACCAAATAACGATTTATATTCAGTTGCAGTTACACCAGCTGAAATTGACAGTTCATCTACACCGCCAAGAGCAGTTCTAATTTCTTCGCGATATTGGCGAGCAAAATTATTCTGATCTCCTGTAATTGCATCAGGAACAATGTAACCAACACGATCATTAGGTTCTAGGTTGGCGATAACCCGTGGCACACGTATCTGTCCATCGACGCCACGACTGAGGGGATCTTGTTTAAACGTTGATCGGCTCAGCGCACCCATGCTGCCAAAACCTGAGTTGGCTGCAATAGATGGTCGCTGTACGACAGTGTCCCCACCAGCTTCCATTAAATCTGTTTTTGGACGTGAGGAAAGCAGTGTGGGATTACCAAAAAACTGAACGTTTTTACGCATTGTCCGAACTATTTCATCATGCGTGCAAATGTGATTTGCTAAAGCATCAAATTCTCCAACGCCTTCAGTTGAGAAGCCTTTGGGATTGTTAAAGATTTCAACGCAGGGAATAAAACCTAATGAGTTTTTAAATGTTTTTGTTTTTCCAGGGACAGCTTGATAGGTTGTATCAAAAGAAATTTCACCTTCTGAATGAGTTTCTTCGATTGTTTTGCGTTTAATCGAAAGCCTGATATATCTTTTTGCACCAGGGTTTCCCATGGTTGCTGGCCCTGATAAACTGTTAACATCAATGTCCTGCTGGTAGCCAAAACCACGACGTACCTTATAGCTATAGATGATTACAACTTCATCTAGCTCGCCGTCAATATTGTAAAAAGTACGATACTCGTGCTTACGAAAATAGTAAAGACGGTAATTGTTTTGAGTTGGGCGAATATAAAAAAGACCTTGGCCATCAGAAAGGAAATAGTCCCAGATTGAATCTAAGCGTGTGTCGAGTTGATTGTATTTAATTACACGGTCGAGAAAATCTTTACGTTGGTTTCCAAAATTATCTTGACTCGGGAAAAATTCAACACCTTGACGAATACCAAATAAACGCATCTGAGCTAAATGCGCAGCCACGATTCCCGTGTCAATTGATACCCCACCGTCTTTGTCGAGATAGGAATCAACAATTTCTTTTAACCGGGAGGCAGCATCAACGGCCATTAACTATTGCCCTTTTTATCTTTATTGATCTTAGCAGATTTCTTTTCTTTCATCGGTCATCAATAAATAGCTGCTTTTACCATGCCACCAGGAATTTGTTGTCCGTACTGAGGGCCTGCATACAAACCTTGATTACCCATTGCAATTGCACCTGCATTACCCATGGGTACTTGACCATTTGTAGATGCCAGTGGAAGTTGTGGGCCACCGGGTTTTACATTGCGATAAATGTTGTCAATTGCTGGTGCCGATTGTGGATCCCACTGCTTCAACTCTTCAATTTGACCTGGCGTCATGCCACGGATCCCACGTTGTGGAACAACAAACTGTGGTCCAAAAGGATTACCTGCTAATGCGCCGGGAGCTGTACGACTCATACCAGCTTCATTTCCTAAAAATCCTCCGTAAATACTAGCCATTTTCAATCTGTTACTTATGTGTTTATTTTACTCCTCTAATACCACATACCCAGTAGGATCGTTTATTTTGGTCAAGATGATTCCTTCTCCTTTTACGTCCCAATTCAATACATCTCCTTCTTGCCAACCCAGGTCTTCCATCACCTCCTCTGGAAGATTTATAAACTGATCTCCGTTCTCGTCCTCCTGGACTTCTAGGATGTAACTTCTCATTTGGTCAAAATCTTTTCTATAAGCTTATCAAGCTTATTGTTAATCTGCTGAAAATTATCGTGCATGTTTTGAATCTCTCTAAGAAAATCAACTTTTAAAACGTATTCTAAAGGCATCCGATTAATTTGTTGCTCCAGGGAATCCACGCGATTTTCTTGCGAATGTAACGATTCGTTAAGGGTTTTTAACCGTTCGTGCGTTCGGCTTAGGATTTTGTTTGCCACCCAGGAACCACCTGTGACAGCTGACACAACTGCGGTAATTGCAATTGTTAAATATTCAGGTCCCACAGCTATGAAGTCTTTCTCCTTATTTTAAACCTAATAATCAAGATGAAGATTACCCTTTCTTGCTAATCCGGTAACCAACCAAACCAACGCATCCACACAATCATCATGACCACTTACGCCGAAATTCGTGAGTTCCTCGAAGAGATTTGTGAAGTTCCTGAAACGGTTAAAGATAATTTTTCGATCTTCAAACATTCCCATGATTCCCCGGAACCGTGCCAACTTGTCTGCACGGAACCCTTTGACGGGATGCCAAATCAAGTTGTAGAGACCTTCGTTATTAAGGCAAACACGCTTGAAGTCTGCTTCTAGAGAAGCCTGATACTGCACGGCTTCAGACCAAATGTCACACGTGGAGTAAGTAGGGAAGTAATTACCACCTTCATCGCAACCAAGAATTGACCAATCATTGAGAAGCTCTTTCATCACATCGAGTTTTTCAAGATTGCCCATTACCCTGATCCGTCTGTAATCAATGATGTGAATGCGGTCATCAATCCGTCCACCTAAAATCATGACGGTGTAATCATTCTTTTCTTTAATACCTGCAGACAAGTCAACGCCAACACCTAGGGCATCAAACTCTGTTGAAATTTCAGCCTTGACAATAAGTTCTGGCGCCAATGAAAGTTCGTTTTGTCTAACAATTTGATTCATGTATTGAAACGAAAAAGCAATTAGTTAGAATAACTATGAGACAAGAAAATTGTGGCTTTAGAGAGGCAAAAGATAAAATTTATTATAAGTCCGAAGGTAAATCCGAAAACACTTGGCAGCGTATTAAAAGAGAAGTTAAACTATTAAATAATTAATTATGATATTCCAAAAAGTAATTAGCGAAGAACTGTGCAAAATGATTTCATATGCAACCTGGCTTGTATGGGATGATGTATCGTACATAAACGATGAAACGGATTCAATATCCAACGAAAAATTAGGAGTAACTATATTCCTTCCAAATATATATTCCAATATGCAATTTTATGTAATAAATTCGGAAGATTACGGAAGTGATAGAGATGGACTATTTTTTGAAAACTTAAACGACTTAGTAAAACATTTAAACGAACTAAAAGAAAATTAATTATGGAAAGAGTAACTAAAATTGTATTAGAAAACACAATAAAAAGATTAGAGCAAAGCATATTGGAATACAATCCAAATGCTTTTGATTTTAAATATGAGTACAAGATTATAGATAACTTAATCTTTATTATTGGACATTCAAAAATAGTAAATAATTATGAAATTAAAATTGAATGGGGAATATATCGAATGATTTGCACAGACATATACGGTGGAGTCATATATCAAGATGGTAACGTAACTGACTACGATAAAATTTATGATGTTAATGAAGTTATAAAGAAAACAAAAGGATATTTTTATCATTATTTAAAAAAATTAAACAACTTAAAAGATGAATAGAGAACAACTAATTGAGGCTATCAGCAAAATGATTGAGAGAACTCACAACGAAAAAGATAGAGAAGATTTGCTAACATTCAGCGATGAAGAACTGAACACGATTTTCAACGAACTAAAAGAAAACTATAGAATTTTTCCTAACCTTTATAAATAAACTAAAAAAATTAATTATGAGAAAGATTGTATTAAAGCAAGAAGAAACACAATTCATTGACAGCATTATGGATAGAGATAATGTTGGAATACTATGGGAGGATGGAACTAAGTCTATGGTTTTAAAAACTGAACAAGGGTATTGTGCAATTGATAATAGATGTAATCCTTGCACACTTAGTGTATGGTATGAAGAATCAATTCAAAAATATATTAAGAGAGCATTAGCACAAGGAGGTAATACAAATTCTCAAGCATTTATATTCGATACAGTTTCAGAGTTGTATAAGTGGATGAGTGAAAAAAACTAATATATAAAGACATGAAATCAGAAACATTTTTAATCGTAGGATTATCAACTATCCTAACAATGGCTTTCTTCTTAGGAGGCAAGGAGAAATCGTGTGCCAAAAGATTATTTGGTAGTACGGAAAAAGTAAACAAAGAGTATAGATTTATTTCTTTGGAGATTGCAGAAACACAAACGGATTCATTAACAACAAACTATTAGTATTATGTTAAACTTAGTAAAGCCTACCATAGAAGTAGGTAAAGAATGTATTGTGGTAAGCACAATAATCAATAACCAATTAGTAAAGCAAAGATACATTGGTTATAGTGCAAAGGAATGTTATAGAATGTTTAATCAGTACATCGCTACTGGCGAGTACAAAAACAATTAATTATTATGAAGAAAGATCCACAACAATTAGCAGCCAACATAGCTAAGATAGGTTTAGTTATAGTATGGGGAGTATTTATGTTCACATTAGTAAAATCACATATATAAATCATTATGAAAAGAAAAACAAATTCAGTACAAAGATTAGTATTCAAAATGCTAACTGAAAACACAGGAGTACACTTTTTAGATAGCGGATTCTCCAATGGTAGAATGTGGCAAAGGAATCAAAAGAAAACTATACAAGACTTTATGAATGAAGATGAGGAGAAGTATGTATTCAATAACAAGTATGGAGAATTGGAAAGAACTGTATCAGTATTCCACTACCTAAGCGGATTAGATTTAGATGAGATATGTACTAAATTCAATCTAAGAAATAACAAGGAACATGATTGGAATGGTAATGTAGGAGAGTTAGAAGATTGCTATGGTGTTAGTGCTAGAGCAGGGCATTGGCC